AAGCAGCTGTAAAATAAAAAGGTAATGCTTTTAAAACAGTATTGCTAAGAACTGTTTTTATATTTTCTTTTTTTCTCTTTTTTTTCTTTTTTCCAACAGCAACATCTTGGTAAGAATTTAAAACAGCACAATGAGATATAAATTAAGATTGCAATGCGAAACTCTAACTAAGCAAGGTAAGAGACCTTGTAGAGCTCCAGGAATACTAATGAAGAATGGCAGCATAAGATGTAAGGTTCATGGTGGATATTCTACTGGTCCTAAAACAGCAGAAGGCAAAGCCAGATCTGCCAACAATATTATTAAATACAATGAGCAAAGAGCTAGTAATAACAGACAAGCTAACAACTAAGATCTGTACAGAATTAATGAATGGTGTTCCTCTTGCTAGACTTGCAAGACAAAAGGATATGCCAAGCTTAACAAGAATTTATAAAGAGATAACCAATGATAAGAAGTTCCTTGCTAAGATAAATGAAGCAAGAAGAATTGGTGCTCAAACTTATATTGAGAATGCAATGGATGAACTTGAGAATGCTGACAACAGAAACATTATGGTTGTTAGAGAGAAAGTTCAGTTAGCCAAGTGGTTAGCTTCTAAACTAATTCCAGTTTATGGAGACAGACAAGAGATCAAGCAAGATACAAAGATTGAGATTGCCTGGTCAACTAATAAAGATGATGTGGTTGATGTAACTCCAGATGATGCTGAGATGGTTATTACAGAGACTGCGAAGAGTTAAGTCTTGCGTCATGAGGTTTGGTTAAGATTAAGTATTCACTATAATTCACTATCAAGCTTTTATTTTTTAAGTATAGCTTGTTAGAGTAGTTGATTGACTATCAATACAAAGTCAAAAATCTAGCAGAAACAAAAAAGATTTCTAAAATATAGACCACACCTCAAAAACCATGGTCGCTATATATTACGATTAATTATAGGTCGAACACAGACACAAACAGATGAACGATAAAATTAAAGATAAATACAAAAACCTATCAGCTTATAGCTTCACAACTTACAACAATGAGTTAGTGATTAGCTTTGATGGATTTGCCAATCAAGATGACATCATAGAGTTTGCTGACTTTGTGTTTGCTAAAATTAAAATGAGATATTGGCATACTGATAAAGTTCCAACATTTCACTAATGAAGATTACAATACCTTATACTCCAAGGAAGGCTCAGGCTTATATCCATGACCACCTGGAGAAGTTTAGATATAGCCTACTCTGTTGTCATAGACGATTTGGCAAAACTGTTTTGTGTATCAATCATTTGATCAAAGCAGCAATGACTTGTAAAAACCATAATCCAAGGTTCGCTTATATAGCTCCTACTTATGGTCAAGCAAAGAAGATTGCTTTTGATTATTTAAAACATTACACAAAAAATATTCCAGGTACTAAGTATAACGAAACTGAACTTAGATGTGATTTAGTTAATGGTGCTAGGATTATGCTGCTGTCATCTGAAAATCCAGATAGCATCAGAGGAATATATTTAGATGGATGTATTATTGATGAGACTGCACAAATCAATTCAGCTCTTATTAACGAAGTTATAACTCCAGCTTTGTCTGACCGAAAAGGTTTTATGGTGCTGGTTGGAACACCAAAAGGTATGGCAAATCTGTTTTATGATTATTATCAAAAAGCTCAAGCCGATCCTAAATGGTTTTTATATAAAGCTAAAGCTAGTGAAACTGGCATAGTAGATAAAGAAGAATTAGATGCAGCATTAGCTGTGATGGGCTCACAAAAGTATGAGCAAGAATTTGAATGTTCTTTTATTGGCAATATTCAAGGTTCTATATATGGAGACTTACTTGCTACTTTGGATGACAAAAAGCAAATAACTAGAGTTCCAATAGATCCAGCTTATCCAATAAATACAGCCTGGGATTTAGGCTTTAATGATCAGACTGCTATTATCTTTTTTCAGCAAGTCGGTCATCAAATACATATTGTTGATTACTATGAAAACAAAAATGAGGCTTTTCCTCACTATGCTCAGGTAATCAAAGAGAAGGATTATGTTATTGAAAATAACTATGGTCCACATGATTTAGAACAAACAGAATTTGGATCTGGCAAAACCAGACGAGAAGTAGCTTATCAAATGGGATTGCGTTTTAAAGTTGCTCCCAGGATGGCAATCGAAGATGGCATACATGCTGTAAAGATGTTGCTGCCTAGATGTCTAATCGATGTCGATAACTGCACAAAACTAATTAATGCTCTTAGACATTATCACAGAAAATTCTCTGATAAGGAAAGAGTATATAAAATAAAACCAGTTCATGATTGGTCCTCACATGCTGCTGATGCTTTAAGAACTTTAGCAGTCGGATTGAATGAAACTAAATTTAACAACAAAGTTCGACAACAAACTGTCGAGACAAACTACAAGGTACTATAATGAAACTACAAGATCATATTCCACATATCATTAAAGAACATAAAACAACTTGTGCAGTAGTGGCTGTAATAATAGTTGTCTTAGCAATATTATAAGGAGCATCATGGGATCAATATTTAAAGCACCTAAGATGCCACCTCCTCCACCAATTCAAGCTCCACCTGAGCCTGATTTTTCTTACGAAGATGAGGCTAGAGAAAAGGAAGCTGCTGAAGATGAGAGAAGAAGAAATAGAAATCGTAAAGGCAGAAGATCTACAATTCTTACAACAAGCAAAGGCTTAGATGAAATTGCAGATGAAGATATTAAAAAGAAAAGTTTATTAGGAGGATAGCTATGGGAAGTCGAGGTGGTGGATCAAATAGTGGTGGAAGAACCGATGCTGGTCCTAATAGAACTACTGCAACTAAAATAGGTGTAGGTAACATAAACGAAAAAGGAAAATTAACTGGTCAATATAGATCAGATAATGATGATGCCTTTAGAAATAGAGGTGCTGTTAAAATAAAAAAAACAGCAAGTAAAGTTCCATCTCCAGCATTAGCAATAATGTCTGGACCATTACAAGCTGGATCAAAAGTTACTAGAGATTTTTTTACAGATAAAGTTTTAGGATCTAAAAATTATAAGAATGTTTCTAAGCAAGAATTTCTTTCTTACGATGCTGATAAGCAAGAGATGATGTATGGAAACTATATTGGCAAAAGAAACTCAGGACGAACTGATGCTTATGGAAATGAGATTAGTCAAAGCACACTAGGAAGAAGAGAACAGAAATCACTTGAGCAGCCAAAGGTGGCATCTCAAATGGATAATACTGGTGTTAAATCCGATTTAATTACAGCTGACAAAACAGCTCCAACTAATGTCGAAATGACAGATGATGAATATGCAGTTGCTACTAAAAAAAGAGGTAGAAAAAGAACTGTATTAACTTCTGTTACTGGAGACACATCTAAACCAACTCTATCTAAAAAGGTATTACTATCATGAGCTTATATCGAAATATTAATAAAAGAAAAAAAGCTGGAACTTCCAGATCTAAAAAGAAATCAACTATATCAGCTAAAGCATACAGAAATATGAAAGCTGGATTTCCAAACAGTAAAAAGAATAAAGCAAAAAGAAAAGCTAGAAGAAAAAGAAGATAATGCAATCAGTAGAATTTAGAGCTCTATCTAAACAGCTCAAAGACAACCTATCTAGGTTAATGGAGAAACGATCCAACTGGGAAAGCCATTGGCAAGAAGTTTCTGATTATATGTTACCTAGAAAAGCAGAGATCACAAAAGAACGAGCAAGAGGCGACAAGAGACATACACTTATATTTGATGCAACAGCGATCCATGCTCTTGAACTATTGGCAGCATCTTTGCATGGTATGTTGACGAGCTCAGCGAATAAATGGTTTTCATTAAGATTTAAGGAAACAGAATTAAATTCGTTAGATGAGGCTAAAGAATGGTTAGAAGATGCAACATCGAGAATGTATGATGTAATTGCAAAGTCTAACTTTCAACAAGAAATCTTTGAATGTTATCATGATCTAATTGCATTTGGCACAGCTTGTCTAATGATTGAAGAAGATCAAGACGATGTATTAAATTTTTCTGCAAGACACATAAAAGAAATATATATCCAAGAAAATAAAAAAGGATATGTCGATACTATTTATCGAAGATTTAAAATGCCATCCCAGGCAGCTGCTGATAAATTTGGTGTAGAAAATATTTCTAAAGATTTAATTAACAAAGCTAGAAAAGATCCTTTCCAGGATGTTCAATTAGTTCATGTTATAAAACCAAGATTAGATTTTGATCCTAAGAAAGAGGACAAAAAGAATATGCCTTTTTCTTCAATTTATTTTGAATATGAAAGTGGTCATATAATTTCTACTGGTGGATTTAAGGAAAGTCCTTATGTCATTCCAAGATACTTAAAAGCTTCAACAGAAACTTATGGAAGAAGTCCTGGAATGAATGCTCTTCCTGATGTTAAGGTTTTAAATAAAATGGTAGAGAATAGTTTAAAAGCTGCTGCTAAGCAGATTGATCCTCCTCTACTCATACCTGATGATGGAATGTTAGCTCCTATAAGAATGTCTCCAGGTTCTATTAATTATTATAGATCAGGAAGTAGAGACCGAATTGAGCCATTAAATATTAATGCTAACAATGCGACTACATTAAATTCTGAAAATCAAAGAAGAGATGCCATTGTTAAAATGTTTCATGTTGATCAGTTAGTAATATCTGAAAACAGAAATATGACAGCGACTGAAGTATTGCAAAGACAAGAAGAGAAAATGAGAATACTTGGTCCAGTTCTTGGCAGACTACAATCTGAATTATTATCTCCATTGATAATCAGAATATTTAACA